CATGCAAAGAATGCAAGAAGCAATAAACGATACAATGAGAGGTTAAAAAGAAGGAGTGTTTCTAGCGATTACACAAACAACTTTGTAACCACCGGGAACACTTTCAATTTCTTTTATTTCCCACCATCTTTTTGAGTCATCTTGTGGATAAAGAACAGAACCAACTGTTAGTTTGTCTAGCATTGTCCAAAAAATAAACGTAAAATCATTTAAAGACAAAACAATTGATTCAAATGTAAATTTTTCAACAAATTTCGTTTTAACAGCTACGTCACCATAAAGACTATCTTTTTTTTCTTCCATTTTTGCTAAAGCACAATGTATAATTGTTTTTTCAAAATCTTCATATTCATTTTTTGTTTTTTGAATAAATTTTGAATTTTCAGGAATAACAAGTTTTTTTTGATTGTTTTTTTCTGAAAGTTTAATTTCTGGCTTTTCTTCAATGATTTTTGGCTGTTCAGGAGGTTTTGATTCTTTCCTAGATCCTAATACAACATGCGGAATATTAGATTCTATTTTAAAGTTGGATAAATTTTTCAAATTATGAGTCGTAAATGCGCCCCAATTGTCTTGGGTAAACATTAAAATGTTTGGTCCAGTCAATTTATAAACACTTCCATCTTTTTTGTACACTGCCATGACTATATATTATTAGTAAATAGAAGGAGAATTTTATGGCTCTCGTAATACCAAATGTTAGCGAAGTTACCATTTTGAATAACATGCTTAATATAGCTACTCCCACAAATACAATTTTACATCTTTATTCAAATAATTTAACACCAAGTTCCAATACTACAGTTGGAGATATTACTGAAGTGACATCAACAGGCTATTCTGCCATAACTCTTACTTCTTCAAGTTGGAGCGTTTCAACATCAGTTGGCGGAATTACTACAGCTAGTTATCCTGAACAAACATTCAATATGTCAACAAGTGCTACAATTTATGGATATTATGTAACAAACATAGCTGGTGGATTGCTTTGGTTAGAAAGATTTACTGCTGCTCCTTTCCAACTACCCAGTAGTGGCGGTCAAGTTCTTATCACATCTCAAATTTCTCTTAACAGTTGTGCTTAAAGGATTATATTATGACAATATACAAACCTGATGGTAAACCGTTTTGTCCGACAGGAAGCTTGCAGCAATTTGATGACCAGAATCCTGCAAGAGATTTATTTAATATTTACGATGAAGAAACGATTAGACTTGGTGGCTCTCCTTTATTTTACTTTGAATTATTTATTGACATAAACAACGTAGATCCTTTGTATCTTGAGTCAAGAGCAAAGATTTACAGTCAAAATCCAATACAATTATGGTGCGTTTACGAACCAGTTCCATCACAAAATATGCAAACTGCATTTGGTATTGATTCTCCAGATGAAATGACATTTGAATTAAATTATCGTGCAGTTTTGAAAGAAATTGGACATCCACCTAAGATTGGAAGTAGAGTTAAAACTCCATTTCTTAATGAAGATTGGATCATTATTGAACGAAAATTAGGCGAGTTTAAACTATATAATGCATTGAGAATACAATTAGTTTGCCAAAGATTCCAAGAAGATACTGTTAGTGGAAGTTCTGTTGGCAAAACTGAAGATGCTGATTTTAAAATTGTTTAAGATTTCATATTGATATAGGAGCAAAAATGAAGACTTTTTTCGAAATGTACGACATTATGAAGATGAAGAGAAATAAGATTATGCAAGAACAAGGCAACATGGGTGGCGGTGGCATGGGCGGCAACATGGGTGGCGGCATGGGCGGCGGCATGGGCGGCAACATGGGTGGAGGCATGGGCGGTGGTAACATGGGCGGCAACATGGGTGGCGGCAACATGGGTGGCGGCAACATGGGTGGCGGCAATATGGGTGGCGGCAACATGGGTGGTGGCAATTTTAATGCTAATTCTCAAATTCCTCAAGATCAGATGGGGAATTTTGATGCTCAAATGGGCGATGGTTCTAATCCTGCCGATACAGATGAATCAAATGTTGCTCCAAGCGAAGGTGGAGCAGAACAAGAAACAATTAAAAAATGTTTGCAAACTCTTAAAGATCAAGTTGAAAATTTTAAATCCGCAGATGAAGACAAAGGTCAGCAAATTGAGGACTTGATAAAGCAACTTGAAGACTTGATAAACAGCGTTATGGGTAATGATGAAGATGAGAATGAAGACGAGGATGAGGATAAAGAAGAGGAAGATGAAAAGGGAGAAGGAAATAAAGGTAAAGAAAAATCGTCAAATGCAGGAGAAATGGGTGGTCCACCTATGGGAGGCATGGAAAACATGAGTGGGGACCAAGGCGGCGGTAATCAGAGCGGTGGAGACATGGGTGGTGGCTTTGGTGGCGGCATGGGTGGCGGTGGCATGGGCGGCGGCATGGGCGGCAGCGGTCAGGGTGGTGGCATGGGAGGTAGTGGCATGGGAGGCGGCTACTAAGGTTTGCGTTTATTTAATTTATTATAATTTACCAATTTATATCGTAGCTTGCCTTTAACCACGGGGCAAGCTACAAGTTTTTCTAGAAATTCATCAACACCTGCAATTCCTTTTTTCTCAAAAATAGTTTTTAATTGCTTATATTTGTCATCAAACTCTTGATTCAAACTATCTTTCCACACATGTTTAGCAACTTTTCTTCTATTGTTGAATATAATATCATTCCTTTTTTCTCTTGATTTTTTAATTTCAGCAGGCATTTCGTCAATTTCATAATTTACTTTTTTGGGTAAAATGAAAATTTGTGCATAAGGTTTTCCTTTTTGAAAAATTTGCTGTTGACCTTCAAGAGGTGCTTTAAATACTACAAAGAAAATACTACTCCAAAATTCCCCTTGGATATGACCGGGAACAGCGCATGGTGTTTGCCAAGTTGGGTCTGTATAAAAACTTGGATGTGGTTCTATTCTGACGATATGTCCCGGTGGAGGCATGATGTCAAGACTTGACGTAAAGCCGTAATGTCCTTCAGCAAATGTACCAAAAGGTGGAATGGTTGAATATTTTACATTTAATTTTTCTTTAGACCAATCACCTTCAAATATTAATTTTCCTTTTACATTTTTAACAATTGTTGTTGTGTTGAAGTGATATACTAATTCTAGACCATAGGTACTTCCATCTATAAATGGCAAGCAATGAAATGGTTGAGCTTTACTTCCATTGGTATGATCGTTTGTTTCCCCAGCAAAACCGGGGATTTCAATCTTGATTTTACGAGGAGCAATACTAGTCCCGTAAGTGCGATACATAACTTTGGTTTTATTTTCCATAACTTATTACAGTGAAAATTAAAACAAATAAGACTAAATAATTCTATGCCAAACACAGCGCAAAATATGAATCACCAAGAAAAACAAATTAATCCTTGTCCAGATTCAAGTTTATTAAATATTTCCAATAATATTGATCCACCTCCGGGCATGAATTGCCACATGGAACCTGATAATCAAAATAATGTTAATAATAATGGTGCTTCTGACTGGTTACAAGATAATTTTATCAACAATCTTGGCAATGGATCAGCCAATAACTGTGATCCAATGCAAGCCGGAAAAATAGTTAATGAGCCAGCTAGTCAGTTAAACGAAAATACAATTTATCGATATTCAAAGGCATTAAGAGGCACCGACGAAGGTGTCATGGATCTTTTTAGAAATATTGTTGTAATTGATGAAGATGGAAAAGCAGTTCAAGTTCCAATAATTTGGGCAACACAAGAAAGAGCTGTTGCTGCAATTCTGCAAAAAAATGTTCGCAAAGATGAAACACTTGTTGTTGACAGAATTATATTGCCCATGATGGCAATTAGCTCAACTGGTTATGAATTTGATACTAAGAGATATACTTATCATCAAGCAATGAGTTATGTGGATGCTTATACAGGCAGAGAGCCTGATAAATCAGAAAAATTTTCGAACAGGTCTACATTGTTTGGGATTGGCAGAGGGATACCTATTAATATTTCTTATACAATGTATGTTTGGACAATGCAATTAGAAGATATGAATCAAATATTTGAACAAATAGTTACAAAATTCAGTTTAGTAGCGTACATAAAAGTAAGAGGAGTTTTGCAGGAAGTGATTGTTAAATTGGATTCTATTGCTAGTAACCTTAATACTGAACCGGGCGATGCGGCTCAAAGAGTAATAAAGTTCCAATTTGGCTTAACAGCAGAAACATTCGTTCCTATGCCAGCAAAAATATATGATTCTTTGATCAAAGTTGTAAAAACAGATTTGGTAAATTCTGTAGATGAAGATAAAATTACCAAAGTAATAGCTAAAATTGAGGAAATGGCACCACGATTATGATAGAAATAACAAACATTTGCAAGCATCCAGTTCAACTTGTTATAAAGAGCAAGAAAAAAATAAATTCTTTTACAACTTTAAATATTCCGGGTATCGGATGTAAAAAAAATATTTATAATTTAGAAGATGAAAGGTCTACTGCATATATAGAAAGAGTAGAAAAAATGGGTCTTATCAAGACTAGATATGTACCAAATAATATTTTGACTGAGGGAGAAAAGTAAAATGGCAACTTTACGAGGCTTTCCTGCAAGCAACACAATTAGCCCTTCTGTGAGAATCACAGAAAACGACTTCACTTTTGTTAGCCCAACCACAAGCTTTCATAAGGTCGGTTTAATTGGGTTTGCTAGCAAGGGTCCGATCAACACACCAACAAGTGTAAGAACTTTGACTGATCTTGTTACCAAATTTGGTAATCCACATCCTGACACAAGTGATCCTTATTTGATCTATGCTGCACAGCAAGTTCTTAGGGTTTCGAGTGAGGTTGTAATTACCAGAGTAGCGGACACAGATCCAACTAGTAATACTCAAGCAAATTCTGCTTCAGTTTTAGTTCCATCTACTGGTGGACTTGTTGATATTATCGGTTCAAGCACTGGAACTCCTAGTATCACACCAGTTGCTGGAGGAACTTTTGAGTTTGTCGAAGATGGTTATTTTAGTTGGAAACTAAATAATATTCTTGCAAGCAAAATTCTTATTGTTCCTAAGAATGATCCAACAACAAATCCAGATTATCCAACAGATTATACACTTGAAGAACTTGTGGATTATCTAAACTCTCAGCTTAATCCATCGATTGATGGAATTCAATTTGTAGCAACAACAAGCGAAACTTTAGGAGTTAAGTCTACTTGGGCTTACGGCGTAGGAGCTTCTATTGAATTAGTCTCCCACCAGAATTCGATATACGGTGGAATAAACAGTATTGTTGGTCTTGGCACTAGCATGACCCAAGCAGAATTAACTGGCTCTACAAATCGTTATCCATCTTCAGGTTCTGCTGGCAGCTGGGATTTTGATACATTAGATCCAACTGATTTGGCTAACGCTTTGCAAGTAGTTGTAACAGGAACAGGAAATGTTAATATCGATGATGTTGTTCAAATTATCGATCTATCAGTTCTAAACAATGGTCCTTATACAACAGCCGAAGTTGTTGATGAAATCAACACCCAGATTGATTCTCTTACTGGTGGCTTTGTAGCTTCCGATGATGGTTCTGATCATATTGTTCTTACAACTTTAGCTTATGGTTCAGGTAGTAAAATACTT